AGCGCGTGGGCGGAGAAGCACCGTATCCTCGAAATGTCGGCCATCCGGGGCCGCTGGCGGAACGTGTTCACCCCGTACCTCACCGGGATCATGGACGTGTCCGGGCTTCCCGGCGTCGAGACGGTCATCATCTGCAAGAGCCCCCAGACGGGCGGCTCGGAGTGTGGCCACAACATCGTCGGGTACTGCATCGACCGTCTCCCCGGCCCGGTGATGTACGTCTTCCCGGACGAGCTGACCGCCCGCGAGAACGCCAAGGATCGCATCATCCCGATGATCGAAGCCTCCCCGCGCCTCCGGCAGTACATGACGGGCTACGGGGACGACGCCTCCAGCCTGCGCATCAACCTGCTGCACATGCCGATTTACCTCGGCTGGTCCGGCTCCGTCTCGCGGCTCGGGAACAAGCCCATCCGCATCCTCATCCTCGACGAGCTGGACAAGTACAAGAACCCGAAAAACGAGGCATCGTCCGAGTCGCTGGCGGAGAAGCGCACGACGACATGGCGGACCCGGCGCAAGGTCGTGAAAATCTCGACCCCGACCACCGAGGACGGCCCGATCTGGAAGGCGCTCACCGAGGAAGCGGGTGCCCGCTTCGA